TGCCCTTGCAAGACTCATTGCCCTTGAGGCCACAATGGGTTTGACCCCTGGGATGCCTTGGATCTCCACGTAGTAGAGACCTTGCTTTTCCAGGTGTTGAAGCACAACCTCGATCACGTCTTTACAGAGGTGGACACATAAGGGGAGTAGTCCTTCGATGCACTGTGGCTTGTGATGGACCCGATCATCAAAGCTGTGGCCCTGAGATACCGGATCGCCTCCAATGTTGCCCGTCGGTTTGCTGCCGTGGTTGACAAGGCAAAGCTGGAGCAGTGGAAGAAGGACCTCCGGGTCATGACCAAGATTTACAGGGACATTCCCCTGGACTTCTCTTGGGACGATGATTCCACCAGTGAGAAAGCTAAGAGCCAGTTCCTTGAGGCTCAGAAGCTCTTCCGAGTCTTCAGAGATGGGTTCACTGACTGGGTCTACAAGGTGGTCCTTCCCAAGAAGGACAAGAAGGACCAGGGGTACCTAGAGCGTGAGGTGTCAAAGTCTGCTTGGGACTTCCAGTACACGCTGAGCCTTCTGTTCCCCACCATGTACGGGAACATCCCGGAACTCTCGAAGCTCAAGCATGAGCGGGAGCGTAACATCAAGCGCTACCAGGTGGCAGCTACGAAGGCGTTCAAGGACCTGGATGAGTATCTGGCCTCTCAGGGAGGCGGACCCCTTCAGCGGCACGACCCGGTAGAGACCCTGGATGTCGGAGGGATTCGGGTCACCCTTGAGAACTATGGTCGGGATGAGGACAGTGAGGACGACCTCCACAAAACCTTGAACCAGCTCAAGAAGTGGGTTTCAGGGGTCTCGAAGGCAGGCTTCCCTGGGGCTGTTCAGGGCCTCTCAGTCACCATCAACTTCGACCAGAAGGAAGCCCTCACCAACGGGATGTACAACCCAGCCACGGATACCCTGACCCTCCTCCCTCTTGGGATGGCAGGGAATGATACCATCCGGACGGTGACCCACGAGATCGGGCATCGGTTCTACTTCCGAGACCTCCCTGGTCAAGCTCGGTCCTACTGGGATGAGGTGATGGAGTCCAAGGGCATCAAGATCACCAAGGAGGACATCCATCGGTTCGCTGATGCTGTCATTCCCAAGGTGGACCCGGACAATCCCAGAGCGATGAACGATGAGGCCAAGGTTCTCCAGGTGGCCCTTCAGGCAGCTCGGAATGAGTCGGATGAGCTTCGCTTCAGGGAGCTTGCCAAGTTACCGGTTGTCTCCTGGGATGCTAGGACCTTCGACCGTAGCAAGTACCTGGACCTCCTGATGGGCAGCGAGGGTGAGACCGTTCTGGTGGAGGAGATCACAGACTATGGTCGAACCTCCCCTGTTGAAGCCTTTGCAGAGTGTTTCCAGCTCTGGATTCTCAAGGGTCCCCGAGCCCTCGGACCCTGGACCCAGGAGTTCTTCCGGACCATCTGCCGGGCAGGTGGCGCAAAGATTGCGTCTGAGCACTACACAGAGGTTTGCGGCAAGTGCGGAACGGTGATCAGTCAATGCCGGTGCATGAGCCCCAACAAGACGACCCGAATCGGACTCTGTGACGAATGTGCCGGAATCAAGAGGGAAGACCCTCTAGCTCAGTGGTTCCCCGTTCCCTGATGTAGTGACGGTGTAGCTGCATGACGGTGGAACCCGTCATGCAAGAGTACCCCTGGATCCAGGGGTCTGGTTGACCCGGACCTGGTGGACGGATCTTGCCGAAATCGCTAGATAAGTTAGCCACTGGTTTCGACCTGAAACAGGGGCATTCAAGAGGGTTCCACCTGCTACTTCGAGAACATCGTTGACCCACCTGGAGACTTTTCTTGGTGGGTCAAGTCGATTTTTCAGAGAACCTAGGACCCATCGGTGTAGATCGAGGGTAACCTGAACCACGAAACAGGAGCGTACTGAATGTCATCCTACAAGGTCTCCGACGGGCTTTTCCTCGTTCGCCAACCAGTTGCCAAGGTAGCGGCTCCGGCCAAGCCTGCTGAGACTCCGGTCAACCACATTGTCGTCATCGACTGCTCCGGCTCGATGTACGGGGAACTGCCGAAGATTCGTGAGCAGCTCAAGAAGAAGCTCCCGAAGCTGATCGGAGACAAGGACACCCTCTCGGTGATCTGGTTCTCTGGCCGTGGAGAGTTCGGAGCGCTCCTCGAAGCGGAGCCTGTGGCGACCCTGGCGGACCTGGCCGACGTGAACAAGGCCATCGACCGGTGGTTGAAGCCGGTGGGCCTCACGGGCTTCAAGGAGCCCCTGGAAGAGGTCTCCAAGCTCATCGACCGAGTAGCCAAGAAGAACAAGGCGGTCTTCAGCCTCTTCTTCATGAGCGACGGCTGTGACAACCAGTGGTCACGGGCGGACATCCTCAAGACCGTCGAGAAGGCTGCTGGGGGCCTCTCCTCTGCCACCTTCGTGGAGTACGGCTACTATGCTGACCGTCCCCTTCTGACGGCCATGGCCGAGAAGGCCGGTGGGCAGCTCATCTTCGCTGAGCACTTCGACAAGTACCAGCCCGCCTTCGAGGCCATCATGTCCAAGAAGCTCTCTGGGGCTCCTCGGATCGAGGTCAAGGTTCCGGGTGGGACCGTGGGCGGGTTCGCCTATGCCCTGGCCGACGGGGACCTCACGACCTATGCCGTGGAGGAAGGGAAAGTCCAGGTACCCGAGGATACCACGTCCCTCTGGTGGCTCTCCCCCTTCGACCCCATGAACGGGAAGTCCCCCGATGCGGGTGCTCTGGTCAAGGACTTCGCCAAGAGCGGCAAGGACACGGAGATCATCGCCCCCCTCTATGCGGCGGTCTCCCTCTACAGCGTCAGGATGAAGCCCGAGACGGTCTTTCCCCTCCTGAAGTGCCTCGGGGACGTGGCCTTCATCGAGCAGTTCAGCACTTGCTTCGGAAAGCAGAAGTATTCCGAGTATATGGACGCATCGAAGGCAGCAGCTTTCGACGTGAAGGCCCGGTTCACCAAGGGCTACGACCCGAACAAGGTCCCGGCGGATGATGCCTACACGGTGCTCGACCTTCTCCAGCTCCTCTCCTCGGACGACACGAACCGGGTTCTCCTCGACCACCCCGAGTTCAAGTACGCTCGGATCGGCCGTGGCCGGATCGATGCTGACGAGGTGATGACCGAAGAAGAGCAGGTCAAGGTGGCCGAGATCACCAAGAAGATGGCGGGGGAGAAGAACGCCTCCAAGATCAAGGCCCTGCAAGAAGAGCTGGCAGCCCTCACGGCAAACAAGCCCGAGGCTCTGAAGTTCGAGGCAGACCCGGTTTCGGATGGGTACCCCATCTCCAGCCTGACCTACAACGAGGACCGCCCCAACATCTCCATGCTGGTTCGCAAGACCGGTAAGGTGGACCTCTCCAAGCGCCTCCCGGCTGAGTTCAAGGGGAAGGTACCCGACTCTTTCCCGACGTTCATCTTCCGGAACTACGCCGTGGTCAAGGATGGCCTCGTGAACATCGAGAAGTTGCCCGTTCGAGTGACGAAGGAAACGGCCAACAAGCTCGCCACCCTCCTCCCTGAGGAAGCCAAGCCCTCCAAGCTCACGGTTGCTGGGGACTATGTCGAAGGCGTGATCAATCTCCGGGCTCTTCCGGTGATCAACCGTCGCATGGTCAAGGCGGCCTCGGCCAAGGTCCTCTTCGAGGAGCAGTTCGCTCTGGAGTCGGCTCGGGCTGCCCAGAAGGTCTTCAAGGCGTACCGTGACGAGAAGGTTGCCAAGAAGGAATCGGCATCCTTCAAGCTCACCTACGGAGAAGCGGCAGCCGAGTGGCTGAAGAACCAAGGATTCACTGACTACAGTGGGTTCGGACCCAAGGTCGTCCAGGCCGAAGCCACCGACTTCTACATGGGCAAGGAGCTTTCGGTCAGCATCAAGGGCCTCTCTTCCCTTCCCAAGGTGGCCGATGTGAAGGCCAAGATGGGCGGGAAGATGACCCCTGGGATCGCCCTGATGGCTCCCTACGTGAAGGAAGTCGAAGCCTGGCTGGCCTCGGATGCCTACACGAAGGCCCCCAACAAGGATGAAGCCTTCATCTCCTGGATTGACGGCAAGGCCAAGGAGTCCATCAACAAGGCTCGTCAGTTCATCTACGAGATTGCCTGCATCAAGTTCGCAATCGTGGTCGGGCAGGTCTGGTTCTCGGAGTTTGCATCCCTCGATGAGAACTCGATGACCCTCGACTTCGGTGACCTGAAGGGCGTCCTCTGCAAGGTCGATATGAAGGAGATTCAAGTCAAAATCTGACCTGAATCAGGCATACTGAACGGCGGAGTAGGCTACCTGCTCCGCCGTTCTGCATTTCTGGTGTAGTGTGTGCTCGTGAACACCCGAACAAAATGGGCCATCGGCATCACGGTTGGAGTCTTTGGAGTCTCGACCATCACCACCTGGTTGACCTTCCCCTACTTCCTGAAGAGGTATGTCAACGGCCTCAAGCCGGGGGTTCAGGTGGACGAGGTCAAGTGGAAGAGCTGGGATTGTGCCCAGCTCAGGGGAATCCACATCGACCGCCCCAACGTGAAGGGGGTGCTTACTCAGGCAGTGGCCTGCAAGGATGCCAAGACCTTCGATGCTGACGGTGGAAAGCTCGAAGTCACCCTCATGGATGGTGATCCCAAAGAGGAGGGTGATGGGTTCACAATCACAGCAAAGAACCTTCAGGTCCACGTCACACGGGGCAAGTGGACGGCTGATGCTGAGGGGGTGACCTTGGACTCCACCAAGGTCTGTGGCGCTAAGGCAACGGCCAAGCACAAGGGGGTGGAAGCCTCCCTGGAGAGCCCCTGCCTGGACCGGAAGACCAAGGTGGTCACCTTCACCAGCGGGGAGGCTACCCCCGACCTTGAGTTCCAGGGTCACAAGGTAGGTAAGGTCTCCTTCGGGAAGGGCTTCTTCGACCCGGTTGGGTCGGTTCAGCTCGATTCCCTGGTCCGAGCCCCAGTGTCCTTCCAGGGCCTCTCGGTGAGCCTCCAGGATGGCAAGCTCCTGGTCAAGGCTCGTGGAGTCACGGTCACGCATGAGAGGCTCTACACGGCTCCTGTGACCCTTCAGAACGTGGAGGTGATCCCCATCGACCTGAAGTCTCCTTCTGCCGGGGACCTGTGGGTCTCGGTCAACGGAGCCAAGCTCAACTTCAACCTGGATACCAAGCACGCTTGGGGGTCGGAACCCTGCCAGAAGTGGCTGGGAGCGGTCCCCCAGGAGATGAAGATCGACCCGATCCCCCAGGTCAAGTTCGTCGGGGACTTCAAGTTCGACCTGAAGATCGAGCCGGACGTGAAGCTGTCCCTGACCAACACCTGCAAGATCGATGGCCCTCGCCCGGCCTTCATCAAGGCTCTGGACGGGAAATTCAAGTACACGGCCTACCACCCTGGAACCAAGCCCTTCGAGCGTGAGACTGGATCGGGTACCCTAGATTGGACCCCCCTTCAGGCAGTCTCCCCGAACATGGCGACAGCCCTTACCACAACCGAGGACCCTGGTTTCTTCGGGCACCGGGGTTTCATCACAGCGGCCATCGAGAACAGCCTGAGAGACAACATGAAGCTCGGGAAGTTCTTCCGGGGCGGCTCTACCCTCACAATGCAGCTCGCAAAGAACCTCTGGCTCTCTCGGACTCGAACCATCGGGAGGAAGGTCCAAGAAGCGATCCTCACCGTGGCTCTTGAAAGCACCCTACCCAAGGACAAAATCCTGGAGCTGTATCTCAATGTAGTCGAGTTCGGCCCGGACATCTACGGGATTGGTCCGGCAAGTCGGACCCTCCTGCACAAGGAGCCGATGACCCTCTCTATCCCGGAGTCCTTGTACTTGGTGCTTCGGCTCCCGGCCCCCAACAACTCAGCCTCCTACGAGCAGAAGAAGGGCCTTATCAAGCGATTGATGGACAACATCGCTGCTTCAGGGAAGGTCCCTGCTGAACTCATCGAGGTTGAGAAGGGCCTTCTTGACTCAGACACTCAGGAGATCCCATGAAAGACCCGCTAGCTTGGAAAGCAGACCGAGGACCAATGACCGTCGTCTATGCCAGGGAAGCGCTCCCCACTTCAGTGGTCAAGAGCATCTTCTTGGCTGGTCCCACCCCAAGGGACAAGAGCGTCCCCTCCTGGCGCCCTGATGCCCTGAAGGCTCTTAGTGACCTCGGGTTCAACGGTCACGTCTTCGTGCCCGAACCCAGGGAAGGGGTCTTCACCGAGGACTACGTAGAACAGGTTGAGTGGGAGAGTGATGCCCTCAACATGGCTGACGTGGTCGTGTTCTGGGTTCCCAGGGAGATGAAGACGATGCCAGCTCTCACCACGAACGTTGAGTTCGGGGTCTGGGCGGATAGCGGCAAGGCAATCCTAGGGTACCCTGAGGGGGCTGAGAGCGTTCGTTACCTTCAGCACATGGCGGACAAGCTGAAGATACCCTCGGTCAAGACCCTCCCCGATACTATGACCCGAGCCCTGGAGATTCTTGGTGAGGGTGCCCCCCGAGTGGACGGTGAGGCCAAGGTCCCCCTCCTGATCTGGAACCACCCAACGTTCCAGAGGTGGTATGCAGCCCAACGGAAGGTTGGGAACCGTCTCGACTCCGCCAAGTTGCTCTGGACCTTCCGAGTGGGGCCAAACCGGGACAAGGTGTTTTGCTGGGTGCTCCATGTCAACGTCTGGATCCGCTCTGAGGGCCGGGTGAAGTCCAACGAGTTCGTTTTCGGGAGGACGGACATCTCTTCAATCGCCCTTTTCTACCGGCCTGAGGAGAAGGTTGGCACGTCGGACTACCTCTTCGATACAGAGGTTCTCCTGGTTCGGGAGTTTCGGAGCCCGGCTCGAACTCCCTCGGGGGACATCATGGAGCTGCCTGGAGGGTCCTCCAAGACGGACACGGGGGAGACTCTTCGGGTTGCGGTGGAGGAGCTGAAGGAGGAGACCTCCTTCGGGATCGATCCTGCCAGGATGACTGAGTTGGGTACCCTTCAGATAGCTGGCACCCTCTCTGCTCACACGAGCACGCTCTTCGCTAGTCGCCTCACGAAAGAGGAGCGGGACCAGATTTGGAAGATCGCTTCGTCTGGAAAGACCTTCGGTGTTGAAGAGGATACGGAGAAGACCTACGTCGAGATTCGGACCCTTCGCCAGATCATGGAGCACAACATGGTGGACTGGTCCACTCTCGGCATGATCCTCACCTCGATACTGACCGACGGGACCCACACATGACCTCTGACGTGAGCCGACCCCCAAGAGCTGTCACCTACTGCTCCTTCGCCACCGATGAGGCTGGTTGCCTTGGGGTGTGCATTCTGGAGGGGAGCCTGGACCCGGTAGCCGCCTCGAAGATGGCCTGGGGCCTGAAGATCAACCCAGGGGGTCAGCTCATGGCGATCTCTTGCCAGGAGACCGACGAAGATGTCCCCTTGAGCATCTTCGAGGCCATGTGGGCCAACCGAGGGAGGCTCATCTCAGGAGCAGAGGCCCGAGACCTGTTCGAGGCCAAGAGCGTCCGGGAACTTGATGAGGAGAGGGAGGGAGCACCCAAGGGCACCCCCTCCGCTCAGGTCAGTTGACTTCGTGCTCTGGGCTCCAGGCCAGGACAATCTCAGTCGTCTCCCCGAAGTAGACCTTCTCGCCCCGGCATCGAACGTAGAGCCGCTTCAGGAGGTACTCGGGCAGGTCCTCGATAATCCCCAGGAAGGTGGCCCAGAAGGCACGGAAGGCGTCATCTGGGAGGCGTGGGAGGAAGCAGATGGCCTGCCCTCCCAGCTTGGTCGTGAACTTCGCCTGGAACCCCTTGTCCGGGCGACGCCAGAGGACCGTGTGAACCCTACCAATGAGCTGATCACCCTGGTGGAGGTCCACCAGGCCCGTCGAGTGAAGGGTCACCCTGTAGGAGTTTCCATCACTTGCAAATGTGGACACACGAAGAATTGAGTTGAACTTCTTCTCTTCGCTTTTCTTGTTGCGCAAACCGTTATTTGGTCTTATCATTATCTTGACTTTCTGATCTGTGATTTGGTGTTACATCAGAAAGTGGTGTTCCTAGCGCCACTTTCGGACCCTCTACTGTACACCAGGATCGGGGTGAGTCAACGGACCCCTGGGGTGGATTTCCACTTTGGGGGTCTCGCCTTTTCTGGTGTATGCCTCGGGGATGAACGACGCCTACCTTGCAGAAGAGATCATCCAACGCCTCAACCGCCTCATCCAAGATCCCAACGTCAGGGATGACATTGGCAAACTTCTTGAGGTTCGGGTCAATGCAAGCCCAGAGACCTGCAACCACCCAACCATCCAGGTGCAGTCCGACCTTTTGGGGACCCTGGGGCTCCTGAATGGAATCGTTGGGTCCATCAACTCCGGCTCCAAGCAGGGCTGGGGGTACATCGCTGCTGTCTTCGATGATAACGGGGTGCTGAAGATCTTCACAAGGATCGGGGCATGATCGTAGGGATTTCGGGTCTCACCATCGAGAGGGGGATCTTCGGGTTCTGGTCTCGACGGGGCAACGCTGGGGCTGGGAAGGACGAAGCCGCCAAGAGGCTCATTCAGGAGCATGGGTTCGTTCCCCTGGCCTTTGCCGACCCGATGAAGCGAATCATCAAGGAGGTCTACGCCTTCAGTGATGACCAGCTCTGGGGTCCGAGTGAGATGAGGAACCAGCCAGACCAGAGGTACCCTCAGCACATGTCCCATGGCCCGGCCATTGTGGATGTGGTGGACGGCAAGACGGTCCCTCACTGCCTGACCCCCAGGTTTGCCCTCCAGACGCTTGGGGAGGAATGGGGCCGGAACTGCTATCGAAACACCTGGGCAGAGTATGCTCTGCGGATAGCTAAGCTCATCGAAGCTGGGGGTTGGGACTACGACCAGAAGACTGGGCTCACCCGGCGAGATGGGGCTCCATCTCGGAACGTGGTCATCACGGACCTTCGCTACAAGAACGAGGCGGAAGCAGTCCAGCTTGGAGATGGTTATCTCGTTCGGTGCAAGCGGGTGGTCCCCAAGCTGAAGGTGGTCCCCAACCACAAGAGCGAGGTGGATCTGCTCTCCGTCCACGATGACGACTTTAACTGGATCCTCAACAACGACGGGACAGTTCAAGACCTCTGGAACAAGGTGGACGAGATGGTTCGAGTCTGGCTGGCGAGGGGCAAGTGAGCTGCCAGACCTGTGGCGGGTACCGTTGGTTCGATGACCGAGGGTTCCCTGCCTCAGGTCAGCCTGCCTTCGACTTCACCCCCTGTAAGACCTGCAACCCCGAAGGGAAGCGGGAGATGTGGGGGAACGAGCCAGGGGACCCAGGGTACAAGCCAGGACCCGATCATCGGTTCGTCATGGTCCTAAGGCCCGACGAACCGGTCTAGATCACCTGACGAACCTCCCTGACAAGATCCATGTATTCCCCGATCAAGTCAACTCGTTCGGCCTGGTCTGGGGTCTCGACCGTCCACTGGCCGAACATTTCAGCAAACCTGTCGAGTCTCTCCGCAAGACGAAGTGACTCAAGGGTCCTCTGCTGACGGAGCTTGGCAGCGAGCCCTTCAGCGCTCTTTTGGAAGGAAGAGGCTAGGAGTGCTTCGCCCAAGACTCATGAACTCTCACAGGATCTTGGCAAGCTCGAAGTGCATCCCATCTTTTCGTGGGAAGTGTCCGCCCCAGTAGAACCCATGTTCGTTGGCAAGGGGTACGAGCTTTCGGACGGAGCCTTCCTTGCCAGCAAGTGCTGGAACAGCACCAAGGTAGTTCCAGGCCACATTGATGTCGAAGGCTGTCCCGAATGCGTGGTTGGACAAGATGGTCCGGCTTCCTCGGATGAACCTTGGGGCATAGGAACCACCCCAGGACTTCACGAGCGGTAGCAGACCAGCGTCTTCCCATGCCTTGAAGAGGGCTGTGAGTTGGTCAGCCCCCTTGCGGTGGAAGAGGATGCTGTTCCGGATTGGACCACCTTGAACACCTTGGAGCTGTGGGACAACCACGGTCACCATGTTCTTCGACACCCAACTGTCGGTGATCCGAATGCACTCAGGGTTGCTCGGAATTGAAGCCGGAATGAAGCTGAAACGCCCAAACAAGTCCTCCCTGGTCTTCTGACTCGGGGGGTTGAAGTTCGGAGGGATAGGCCACCGCTCATCAAGGTCCTCAGGGTTCTCCGTAGGTGGGTTGAAGCCCAACTCCTTGGCCTTCCCCAAGGTCTGTGGCCCCACCTTACCGTCTACATCCAGATTGAAGTCCTCCTGGAACTGGCTGGTGGCAGCTTCAGTAGCTTCACAGAAGAGCCCAAACCGGTTGACTGCCTTCAGGTAATCCTTGGCAATGAGGAAGTTCTGCCAGTCAACGACAGGTTGCCCGGTGGAGCCCTTGAGGAGGATGTCCATGCCTACTCTGGCTGATAAGTGGACTCGCAACCCTAAGATTCCGGGTGGTTGCAAAAAAGATCGGGGTTCGGTCGATTTGTGTTCGACAGACACAATCCCGTGGTGTAGATGACTGTGTAGGACGGACACAGTCATCCCTGAGGCCCACATGGTTGCACCCTTTGATCACGAAGAAGCTGAGGACAGGCGACTCAAGTATCGGTACGAGTTTCCGATGGCAGCCCTCACCGTGGATGGGGTCGTATTCGGGTTCGACCCGGACGACGTTGACGACCCGCTCAAGGTTCTGCTGATCTTCCGTGGAGAGGAGCCCTTCAAGGATTGCTGGGCGATTCCAGGTGGGCACGTTAAGATCATCAACGATGAGGGCCTAGAAGATGCCGTTCGTCGGGAGCTTCGTGAGGAGACCGGGGCTACGATTTCCCACCTCGAACAGCTCTACACCTTTGCGGCCCCTCACCGGGACCCCCGTGGACGTGTTGTTTCGGTGGCCTACCTGGCCCTTGTTCGAGCTTCCGACTTCGATGTGAAGGGCGGGGACGATGCCACAGAGGCCCGGTGGGTCTCTGTCAACGACCTCAACTTCTCCGGCCAGCAGGTACCGCCCCTTCAACTGGCCTTTGACCATGCGGAAATCCTGCTGACGGCCCTGACCCGGCTCCAAGGCAAGATCCGGTATGCCCCCATCGGGTTCAACCTCTTGCCCCCAAGGTTCACCCTCGCTCAGTTGCAACAACTGTACGAGGCAGTCCTTCAGAGGAAACTCGACAAGAGAAACTTCCGTAAGAGGATCCTCTCAATGGGAATCCTTGTTGAGGTCGGTGTCAATGAGGAACGTAAGCCGGGTCCGGCTGCCCGCCTCTATCGTTTCGACAAGCGGGCCTATGACCAGGCAGTGAAGCGTGGTTTCAACTTTGAGATGTAACATCAGGAAAGGTAGGTAAACTATGGGAAGCAGTCATTGGAGTGATGATTTCTACGCTCAACGTGAGCAAGTTCGGAAGAGCACTGGGACCTCGGCCTTCGCTCACGATGCCGCTGTGAAGCGGGCGGCACCGAAGGACCAGAAGGTTCACGAGAAGTTGGACCCCAAGGGGGTCAAGTTCCGTGAGGCTCGGGACTCTCTGGCCCATCCGGAGTCGCTGCCCATCATGGTGATGCTGGACGTGACCGGGTCGATGCAGAACTCGCCCAGGGTGATCCAGGCAGCCCTCCCTAAGCTGATGGGGAGCATCACGACCTTGGGCGGGACCCAGCACCCTCAGATCCTCTTCGGGGCCATTGGGGATTCCAGGTCGGATCGAGGGTCCCTCCAGGTCGGCCAGTTCGAGAGTGGGATCGAGATGGATGACGACCTCGGTCGGTTCTGGCTCGAAGGTGGCGGTGGTGGTTCGGGCGAGGAGTCCTACCAGAACGCCATCTACTTTGCGGCTCGCCACACGGTCACGGACCATTGGGAGAAGCGCCAGAAGAAAGGCTACCTCTTCATGATCGGGGATGAACTCCCCTACCCTCAGGTCAGTGCTTCCGAGATCATGACCCTCTGTGACAAGAGCCTCGAAGGGGTGAACATCCCGACGGAGCAGATCGTCAAGGAGGCCCAGGAGCGGTACAACGTCTTCTTCATCATCCCACGTCACGCTGACCATGGGTCGGATCCCCGTCTCCGTCAGAGGTGGAGTGACCTTCTTGGGGAAGACCATGTCATCCTGATGGACCGGGAAGACTTGATCTCCGAGACCATCGCCCTGGCAATCGGCCT